ATTGATCCCAGGATTGAATAAAAACTTTTGAAGTGCCATTACGCTTGTCTCCAATCTAGGTTTTCAAACATCAAAGATTCTGCAGAGCGTCGTCTTACCAAACCCTCTAAAACCTGTCCTCCTGCTCGATTCCAACGTTTAATCTGTTCTGGAACGCCCGGTTTGTCTCCTGCGTTCAGTATTTTGAGTAAAGTACTCTCTCTGAGATTAGTAGGTCCCAAGTTATAAACCCAAGCAACCAAGGCATCAAACTCGTTTTGTTCTAACTCTACGTCAACCATGCTATTTATATAGCCTTCGTACTCGTCCATTTCGTCAGAAAGCATGGTTTCAGCGTCTTCTAAAGAACAAGTTTGCCCTTCGGCTACCCCTTTAGTATGCCCGTACCCTATTGTCCACACCCCAACACTGTCTTGGTATGCGGTAGTTTCACAACCTTCAAAGTGTCTAATTAATTCTAACCCTTCATCACTGATCTTCATTTGGCTGCTCCGCGTCTAATTCGCGGTAGTATTTTAAAATACTAATCACTTGTCTTAAATACCTTTTTACCTCTGCCATGTTGGTAGAAAGATTCTCATAGCCTTTGGTGGTTAGTGCATACCATGCGTTAGTAGGCGCTTTCCCCTCGTTTAGGTCGTCCAAATACTCTTGCATAAGTTCTGGGTTCAACACAGTCCACTCAACCGGCATGGCATCAATGCTATTGGGCAGGGGAGGGTGATAGGTTGGCGCTTTTTTAACAACCGTAACCACTTCCACAGGCTTAACTTCAGGAATATCCCGACTTGAGCCAAGGATAGAGCAACCGCTAACCAGCAGTAGGATTAGGAATATTAGTATTTTCATCGAACTGCGTTTCATCGGTGATATTTTTAAGGTCATTGAGTACTGACTTCGTACCGCGATTGATAATATTCTCTATCAACTTTGGCTTCCTGATGGACAATACATCCATAGAATGCCGAGAGAACTTTTTTCTGATATCGGTTACCTCGTTCTGAGCCATCATGTTTTCTTTGGTTAGCTTTTCAACTTGTGCCACCATAAGTTCTTGGTTCTCAACGGTTTGTTTTAAGTTCTCGTTCTGTTGCTCAATCGTGCCTTCAAGCGTTTTTTGGTTCTGGATTGACTGCTCTAACTGCAAGTGAAACGTTTCAATCTCCGCTTGAGTTTTGTCGTAATACATTTTAAAAGAACCAGCTAAAAACACTAAAGCAATCCCCAATCCTGCACTTAGTTTTAATCCCATGCTCTATACCAGAAAGTTAATAAAGGTTTCTGTTCTAGCTTTCTCTAACTGTACCTTATTGTTTTTAGCAATATACAGCGTAGTGTTAAGTTGTTCTACTCGCTGTCTTTGCTCTTTAACTTGCAAATTCTCTACTAGTTTTTGATACTTTTGCTCTGCTACTTGTCGCCAAGCAACTTGATTCGTGGGTGTTGATGCTCCTACATCCATATTAAAGCCCCTTTCCAAATAGTTTAATGACCAAAGTAACTGTTACAACTGCAACGGTTACCGCTAAAATAATTAAAATTCCATACTGACTAATGTCTTTAAGCATTTGTTTACGACGCTTTTGCTTTTCAATTGCTTCTTTAACACTCTGACGGTGGCGCTGTTTCTGAGCCTCTAACTCTTCAAAATAAGCATCAATAACGCGAGCCGCCTCCGAGTTCATATTCGAGAGTAATTTTAAATTTTCATGGTAGCGCTCCAATCTTGCTTTTTGGGCAGAAAGTCTCATCGCGCTTTCGCCATCAAGGGGAGCGGTTAAAGAGTTGCGTCTTTCAATCTCATACTTATCAATGCCACTAGAAATAGCCCCCATCTGACCAAGAAGCGTTTGGACGTTTTTTGTCCCGTTCTCTACTTGTTCAAAAAGGCCATTTATAGCCGAAACAGCAGACGTTATGGCTACAATAGATTCAAATATCACGTGAGACTCTAGGGTTTTCGAGACATATAGGCCGTAGCTCCGAAGTAAAGACCTATAATAGAAGCCTGACTAAGGAACAGCATATCACTCAGTGAAGACAAGGTTGCGAGGCGTTCTTGTGGTACAAAAGGTAGTAGAGGCAATAAAGAATATAAAACCATAGAAGACATCGCTACCCATGCTATACGTCTTTGAGAATCTTGTTTTTGTTCTCTTAAATCTAATTCTAACATTTGAGTTGCTCGTTCTAGCTCCTCATCAGTTACAGTGCCATCATTATCGATGTCGTACTTAGCCCAGACAGAATCTTGTTGGAGTTTTTTCGCCATATTTAATCCCAAAACTTTTGGTTTATCCCTGCCATGACAGGTCTACAGTAGGCTGTTATGTTGTGCTGTTTGATCCCCCCTCTACAACGAGAATCTCTACAGTTGTGTTCTATCCAGTATGCAAATTGCTGGCAGCGGTGAATGTCTCTAAATAACATTTGATCTGCACCTTCAACTACATTGCCCTCGATAACCGTTATTAGCATGAAAGCTAAAATTGCGCCTTTCATTCGTCATAAGAACTTTGTGGCGAGTATGCTAATAGCGATAAACGGATAAACACCCCATATAAGCATTTCTAAACGCTTAAACTTTGCTGAACCCTCGTCAAGACGTTTCTCAATATGTTCGTATCTGACGGCGCATTCTCTTTGGTGTGCTTTTATTTCACTCAAAGCTTCTTGCGCCTCGTCCATCAGTCTGACCTTTTGACAAACTTAATTGGGTTTGTAGTAGTGCCTTCTTTGGCTTTTCCAATATTAAGCGCAATTGTTTCAAGCACAGGGTATATGTACTTACCCATAAACTCATTGTCCTTGGGCGTAGGTGTGACCGCGCAGATCGCACTACTCACCGTTACAAAAAGACTTGCGTAAATAAGCAGGTCTGCAATCAAATCCATTAGTGCTGCTCCGTATTAGCTGCTTCTAGCTGTTGGGCGTACCAGTTAAATGCCGCCATACGAGTGTCTAACTCTTTCTGGTTGGCGTTGATTACATTGGTGATCTGACCAATCTCTTCTCTTAGATCGTCCATACGAACAGTAATCTGCTCAACATTCGGGGGAAGCTCAACAACCTCTGGCTGCTCAACAACTTCCTCTTCTATAATCTCTGCGTCAGTGGCGTGTTCCGTCATCTTCTACCTTCCATACGTTTAAGTTTGCAGCGACTGTGCGCCGTTCTCCTTCACCCTCGAAAGGGTAAACCATGTGTGTTAGCCAGCTAGGAAACATCAGCATCTTTCCTACTTCTGGCTTGATAATAAAGCTTTGCGGGGGTGCTAACCGCTCTGTATCTAATAAACTATTACGACCATAACTAAAGGCTAGGCAACCATCCGCATTACCACTGGAGTTATACAGGCTGTACTCTGGGCTTCCCGCTGTCGGTTGATCTAGGATCTGTTGCGGTACTTTTGTCCATGTAGTGCAGGAGACACCCATAATAGTCTTAGTGCCATGATCGTGTATTGGGTTGTAATCACGCTCATAACTATGTACCGACCAAAGCTCATCAGTCATTACCTCACGATTACCTGTTAACGGATTACCAGAAGCAGCACAGAACTGCTTTACATAATCCATCGCCAGCCCTTGAATCATGGTATTAAAGTTGTGCATATCCTCGCACAAATGATCCATCGTAAGCTGTTGCCCGTGTCCTATCTGCCCTACTAAAGTACCTGCATGGCTCTTACGCTCTTCAGCAACCATTAACTTATCAAGGTAAGTATTCAGATCACCTACGATATACTCAGGCAACTGAGTCTCCAACATGAAGACTGCTGGAAGAGTATGGAATGTGTAGGCTTGCGGCTCCATTAGCTAGGAATTACATAACTGTTGTCAGGCACAGGCTCTTTAGGCGGGTTCGTAATGACTGAATCATACTGACTTGCAAAGATCGCGTCCCACTGAGTCGTTGGGCAAAGAGCTTCTAAGTCTGACTTAGACCAATCTGCCTCTGCTTTAGGCGTAAAGTTATTGATAGTTGAACCGTCTGGCCCTGTATCAGTAGCATTAAGATTTACAGTTTTATTGTTTGTATAATAATCAGCTTCACCTTCAGCACCTTGTTCATATTTCATACTAAGTGACCAAAAAACCACTTTACCATCTAAAATAGATGGAACTGCCTCCGTTAATGTTTTTTTAATAGCCATTACTATTCTCCTTTAAGTTTTTCGACTTCAGCCGAAAGTTCTTGAATCGCCTTTACAAGCATTGGTACTAATGCACTTTCGCCAATACGCTGACGCCCATCGGTATCATCTTCTGACCAAAGCTCAAAACCTTCTTTAAAATCGTATTTATCCATAACCTCTTTGACTTCTTGAGCAATAAAACCGTGGTTATGCTTACCGTTCATTACTCGTTCTTCAGAATCAGGGTCGTGCGCTTTCATTTCTGAAGGCACATCTTTTGCTTTTCTCCAAAGATAAGTAACAGGTCTAAGCTCATTGATGAAATTAAGACCTATTTCTTCATTCTGAATATCTTCTTTTAATCGAACATCTGAAGGCGCAGTAACCGAAGTACCGCCATCTGCAATTTGGCTGTCCGTGCTCCCGTTACCGAACCTTGTTGTATTGTCAGAACCCGTGACACCATAACCTAAAACTTTTTGATGCTCAGCCCCAGATGCGCTAACTTCATTAGCAAACCCAATAATTGTGTTGTAATTTCCAGTTGTTAAAACACCCACCGAACCAGAACCTAGAATAGTGTTTCTAGTCCCAGTAGTAATAGCACTAGCCGCAGATCTCCCCAGAACAGTGTTATAAATCCCTGTAGTACATGCTGATAAACAGGAAGATCCGATAGCGGTGTTGTAACCACCCGTTGTTATATTGTAACCAGAATTGACCCCGATGGCCGTATTCTCTGTTCCCGTCGTGTTATCTTGTAAACTCTGAAAACCGACCGCAGCGTTGTTATTAGCAGTATTAGCACCAAGAGAATCATATCCGACCGCTACGTTGGAGCTTGTAGTGGTATTAGCATCAAGCGCACCGACACCAACAGCAACATTCGATGCTCCTGTGGTATTTTCTTTTAAAGCCTGAAGTCCGACTGCTGTGTTGTTTGAAGCGGTGGTATTGTTTTGTAAAGCCAATCTTCCCACCGCTACGTTACTTGCTCCAGTCGTGTTTACATTTAGAGCATAGCTGCCCACTGCTGTATTAGCATCAGCAGTAGTGTTTGATCCTAAAGCCAAGGTTCCGATAGCCGTATTGTTATTCCCGGTGGTGTTCGCTACTCCAGCACTTGTCCCTACAGCAGTGTTTAAAGTGCCTGTGGTGTTAGCTGTAAGTGCGCTACTTCCAACTGCTGTATTGCTGGCTGCGGTGCTGTTTGCTTTTAATGCTTCATCTCCAACTGCAGTGTTATATTCTCCTGTAGTATTTACATACATAGCATTTCTGCCAATAGCGACATTTGATGAAGCTGTAGTGTTGGCCGCTAAAGCACTTGATCCAATCGCCGTGTTGTTTGACGCGGTGGTGCTGACCGTTAAAGCATTATATCCAACGGCGGTACTGTTAGAACCTGTTGTGTTAGCGTCTAACGCTCCGTTCCCTACAGCAACATGACCAGTACCCGTGGTGTTGGCATAAAGTGCAGCATACCCAACTGCGGTATTGCTTGATGTTGTAGTGCTGGCTTGAAGCGTAGAGCCACCTATAGCAACATTGTATTGGCCCGTGGTGTTGGCCGTTAGAGAACCAGAACCCACCGCCGTGTTGTTTGAAGCCGTAGTGTTAGCTCCCAAGGATGCTTGCCCCAGAGCCGTATTGTGTGCGCCCGTGGTGTTGGCATCTAAAGAAGCAAATCCAACGGCGACATTGTTAGAAGCAGTCGTATTTGCCGTTAAAGCATCTTTGCCAACTGCAACATTATATCCACCCGTGGTGTCTGCGTTAAGAGCATTACCACCAACAGCAGTGTTACTAACAGCCGTTGTTGAAGCAAACAAAGCGCCATTACCAACCGCCACATTAAACATATCAGTATTGGTTGCAGGGTTTTGCGTGTATAGAGCTTGGTAACCAATCGCTACTGAACGATCCCCTACGGTGTTGGTATTTAGAGCCTGAGTACCTATTGCAGTATTTTTATCGCCTGTGGTGTTGGCCAATAAAGCAGCCCTGCCGACAGCGGTGTTGTTTGACGCTGTAGTGTTAGCATTTAATGCGCCTTGTCCCAACGCTGTGTTGTTTGAACCCGTGGTATTTGAGGGAGCCGCACCGGAGCCGACCGCAACATTTAAATCACCTGTA